TTAACCAATAATAGCAACGATACTTGACTCATGCATTACCATATAGTCAGACTCCATTTCTGAAGCACCTGCTCTTTCAAACATAACGAAGTCACCTTCCTTAACGGTTAGTGGTCTAATTTTATCACCATCTCTAAGTCCAGGTCCAACAGCAACTACCAATCCTCTATTAGATTTGTCTTGTGCAGTTTGAGTTAAGATTAACCCAGACTCAGTTGTACTTTCTTTTTCTTCTACTTTTACGATAACTCTATCGTGTAATGGTTTTAAATCCATTTTATTTCTCCTATAAAAAAGGGATCCGAAGATCCCTAATCAAATTAAACTATTTTAGTTTAGTCCTCGTTTGCTAACTTCTCAAAGAAAGATAGTGACTCATCGTCATCACCTACGAACGGACTTTCAGTCTTCATCACAGGTTCTTTCTTAACTTCAGCAGTAGGTGCTTCAGCAACTTCTTCTGCCTTATCAAAATCTTCAGCAGTAGTCTTAGGTGCTAAACCATTAAGACCTAGTACACGATTCAACTTAGTTTCTAACTCAACATATGACTTAAACTCTTTAGGGTCTAAGAATGCTTTGAGTGAGTATAAAGAATCATATACTTTCTCTAATGCTTCATCATCTTCAAGCAACTTACTAGGTGCATCAAAGTCAGATTTATCATAGTTACGATATCCTTCAACCTTACGAATCTTCAGTTTAAAATCAGCACCTTCCCAAAAATCGAATGGGTTGATTGGACTCTCATCTTCGAACTCAGGGTTCATTGACTCATTAATCTTATCCCAAATTTTCTTACCGAATTGATATAAGAATACTTTACCCTCATTAGCAGGATTGCCTGGATCTTTAACCACATAGATATTAGCAAAGTATTTTAATCTACGTTTTTGTTTTCTTGCTTGTTCCTTACCAGCATCAGTTCCATTGTTCCATAGAGTTGAGTTGTACTCACCTAGTGGATCTTTTTCACCGATAGATGTTAAAGAATTTTCGATATACCATCCACCTGGACCTTGGAAACCGTGGTCAAAGATTCTTACCCATGGTAAGTCTTCACCTGATGGCTCTGGTAGGAATCGAATAACAGCATAACCGTTACCCGACTTATCTACTTCTGGTTTCCACAGACGTTCATCTGCTCCACCCCAACCACCTGATTTGGTTTGTAGTTTTTCTGTTTCTTGGATTAGTTTTGAAAGAGAGGAACCTCTTGATTTTTTAAGACTAGCGAAATCGCCCATATTTGTATCTCCGTATTGTATTGTATTTTATTGTATTATTTTTGTTCACATTCAGATAGATTGCTCTATCCTTTTCATCATCTACACCTTTATTATACTCTCTTCTCACTCATAAGTAAAGTTTTCGAGCACAATTCTTTTATATTTTTTCTTATCCACTTGTAGTCTATTATGAAGGAAAGGTTTATATTTCCTCATCATATCCACAAAATCATTTAGTATATTATCTCTATATTTATACCACCCCTCAGAGTAGTTTACCAGATCGTCTAGTATAACCATTGTTTCTATACTGAGTTTACTTCTTGAGTATAGTCTGAATAGTATTGGGTGTTTATTATCAACCATCTTAAACACGTTGTTGAAGTTTTCTTCATACTCATTAATCACACCAACATCTTCTTTAAATGTGTACGACATTGACTCAATTACTTTCTGCCACTTCTTATAGTTTACTTGATTGTTCTCTTGCATTAGGTTGCCAATCCAAGAATCACTATTACGAGTGATGTTTGCTACGATGTAGTCAATGAATTCCTCATGCTTAAACTTCTTACTTGCTTTCTCGAAGAAGTATTTGTCTTTACGAACTTCATATGAGGTTGGACTTGCTTTTACCTTACCATTATACTTAAAGAAGTCATAATTCTTATTAGTGAAGTGTTGCTTAATAGCAAGATAGGTTTTGTATGTGTCAAATCCATTCATCGTTAGAATCAAATCGGCAACCTCGCAGTCTTCTCAAGGTAGTTTAAATCTTGTGCCTCAACCTTAATCTTTTCTTTGATTAAAGGGCATAGTAGTTTTGCTGTATCCTCAATTTCAAATTCATTCTCCTCACACCACCATACGACTGCATCCATATATGATATTCGTTTTGCTATTACAAGTTTCTCGACCATGTGTGAAAACTTTTCTCTATTTAATACTTCAATCATTTACTCTCCTTCATTTTAAATATAAAATTAACAACTACTCTATATTGGTTTTGTGTTGGAACACTACTTGAATGGAATTGGTTGCTATCAAACATAACAAATCGATTTTCCTTTGGTTGGACTCTGCCAACTAATTCCATATCATTAAAATTGAGTTTCTGATAGGTTTCTTTATAATTATCAAGTTCGTTGTACACCTCTTTATAAAAATGTGTATCACCGTCAGAATTGTTGATATATAATACGGCACTAGTCCAACCACCAACATTCATATCAACGTGTGGGATATGAACAACACCTTTTGCAATAGTCGTTAATAAATTTAATTTTATTCTTTTAACTTCAATTATAGAATATCCATTATTATTTAATATTCCATACAATTCTTCTAATAAAACTTCACACAAAGAAGAATTGAATTTTCCTTCAGACATAGCAAGATGTGTGTATTGAAAATCAAATAATTCCCGTTCTTTTGAAATTGATATTAATGAAACGTCTTCAGAAGTGTAACTTGAATTGGGTTGGAAGAACCAAGGGATTTGTTCAAAGTCTAATAATGTCGATTGCAATTCATAGAACTTTTCTTTTGGTATTGCATTGTCAATTACTATTTTGTCCATTATTATATTATACCCCAAAAGTGGTCAAAAGTAAAGTTAGAAGGGCATAAAACTTCGTGCCATGCCTTGAGGTGAGAACTTGTTAGACATGTTACCAACAGCACCATTCATATAATCAATTTGCTGTGTTAGTTGATGGATATGTTTCTCCATTGCTAGAGTAGTATTATTCATCGTGGTCATATCTCGATTGATAGATTCCATTGAATAAGTCATTTGATTCATATTCTGTCTGATTGAATGTAAATCATCAGAACCTTGTTTGAAAGATTCAGACCAAGATTCCATATGAGAACCAACTACTAATCCAGCATATACAATAACGGATGTTACTGCTAACTGGGATATTGCTGTGATGGTAGAACACCATTTAGAATGACACGTCATATAGTACCTTGATGTTAGATACTATATTTAGGTATTATTTAAACACAACCAGTCGGTTGAGGAAGTCCACCATATTTAGTAATAGGTTTCAATGGACCAGTCAACCATTCTTTGAATAGTTTACCTTTATCAATTCCTACATACTTAGCAAAAGTTCTAATTGGAGGAACACTTGAATTCTCATCGAAGTATTCTCTTGCCTTTTCAATTTGCATCACTTGAGATTCACTCAATGTAATATCATCTTCCTTTGCCATCTCGTGCATCACATCAAGTGACCACGTTGTTGGGTCAACTAAGTAACCATTTCCTGTTCTATCTAAGTTCATTTAATTCCTCTTGAGATTTAAGACCCTTTTTATAGTCTTGTGTTAGTCGCACACTTTCAGTTCCATCTCTATTATTCATAGGGTTGGTCATATTTCTTGTTACTTCTGAATTACCACAAAATGGTGGGCGATTACCCTTTGTTATTCCATTACTCATTTCTTTCTCCTACAAATGTTAATACCATCTTTTACTTTATAAACGAAGTGTTCTCCATTTGCTATAATATGTTCAACCAATCTCCATACTGGATTTTCATCAGTTCCGTAATTTACTTTATACATTATTTATATCTCCTTTTTAATATTAACCAACCTTTATAGTAGGGTTATTCCCCACCATACTTATATTATACTATAAAACTACTCAAAAGTCAATAAAAAATAAATATGATTACAAAAGGAGAAAATAATGGATATATTATTATTAATTGTGTTATTAACAATCGTTATAGGTGGTAGTGCTTATGCGACTTACTTAAAGAACACACTAAAAAGGAGATAGATATGGAAACAATAATAAATTTATTAATTGACTTCTGGCAATTCACGGTGGTGGGTGTATTAGTTATTATAGGTGCACTGATTAACTTTTTCGATAAAGACTTCACGTCTGGTATGTCATTTAAGATTAAAGAGATGCCTCATATGAAACCAATCTCAATACCAACAAAAGGTAAAGGGTTCTGGGGTGCTATATGGATGTGGTTAATGGGAACTCGTACTTGGGAAATCGTTAAAGACTTTCATTTTAATATTGATGGTAAAGATTATATAGTTCCTAAAGGTTTTGTATTTGATGGTGCTTCTATTCCTAAGTTTTTACATACTTGGTTAAGTCCAGTTGGTGTATTGCTTATGGGTGGTTTAGTGCACGACTATGCTTATAAGTACACTGTTCTTTTACAGAAGAATAAAAAAGAATCTGGTCACGTTATGACACAGAAACAAGCAGACCAAACGTTCCGTGATATCAATATCGAAGTGAATGGGTTCAGACTACTTAACAACCTTGCATACTATGCATTACGTTTGGGTGGATTCGTTGCTTGGAATGGTCATCGTAAAGTTGGTGCTGATTGGAAAGAGTCAGTATAATTACTTAGTAGTGGGACGATATACTCCGTCCCAGTCTTTCTTAACTTTCATACCTTTGCAACGTTCTATCCATATATCATAGAACCCATCTAACTGTCCGTCAAAATACCCTTTGAGACTTTCGCACATTTTAGTAGCACCTTTAAAGTTTTGTTCAAAGTACATACGCATCATATCATCGTGGTCAAACTTCCTGCCCCATACTCCCTCAACAACCGTATAGATATCTACCCCTTTAGTTTTACCTTTAACAGCAATACAATCTAATTGTAATGTAGTAAAGTTGAAATCAGTTGCTATTGCATCAGCAGTATTCTCGCCAATGATAATATCAACCCCATACGTTTTAGTTTGCCCTTCAATTCTAGCACCCAGATTAACACCATCACCCAAACAAGTGTAATCAAATCGTTGGTCAGATCCCATATTACCTACAACAACCGTGTCAGTATTAATACCTAAACCCATAGCAAATGGTGGATGACCTTCAGCAGTTATCTCTTCATTGAATACTTTTAAATCATTAATCATATCAAGACCAGTTCTAACTGCGTTGTATGCGTGATGTTCATCGTCCACTGGTGCATTCCAAAATGCCATTTGAGCATCACCGATATACTTATCAACTGTGCCATCATTATCAATAATACGTTTAGTCATTGCAGTCATATAACGATTCATAATGGATGTTAATCCTTGAACGTCATCACCATAATGTTCAGAGATAGCAGTAAACCCTCTAACATCAGTAAACATAATTGATAGTTCTTTACTCTCACCACCAAGTTGTAATAGTTCTGGGTTCTTCTGTAACTTTTCTACAAGTGCAGGACTAAGATATGTACCAAACTGTTTCTTAATTTGTTGCTTTAATAAGAACTCTAACATAAACTTAGCAAAGGCACTATGTAATGTAACGATTAATATAGTTGCCAATAACCACGAAGCATCTATTAAGTACAAGTAATTAGTATAAGCATATTCCGTTCCGTAGATGACACCACCGACGACGACTGCGACGGGAACGGACATCCACATAACGGGTATGAATCTAAACAATACAATAATGGTAAACCCGATTAAAAAGGTTGTAATTAGTTCCCCAAAGTCTGCAAAGTCTGGTCTGACTGGTGTGACTCCGTCGATGATAGACTGTAATAGATGTGCCTGGAGTTCGTGGTTGCCGACTGTACCCACTCCAGTTGCTACTGAAGATGCAAGTCCTTCTGCAGTTAAACCAACTATAACTATCTTATCAGCAAACACAGAGTAGTCTAGTTCCTCAGTTAATTCATAATGAGTAAATTCATTTGCCCAATTAATCCATACACGTGAATATGTGTCAGTGTATATCGTATCATAGTTAGGAACACGTACAGCGATTACACCAGACTCACCTATCTTTGCTTGGTATAAATCATCTTCAGCATACACTCTTAATGTTTCAAGCGCTAGACTTGGATACATTTCTTTACCAACCCTAGTCAGCATAGGAATACGTCTAGTCACACCGTCAATCTCAGGCATAGTAGATACAACACCAACACCTGCTAAGTTATTATTAATAGAATCGATGTTGGATACCATACCTTGATATTCTGGAATCCAATTTAGAATATCATCTGGGTCGCCACCTACAATAGCAACACTTGCTTCTTTACCTTTAGTGTCTAATGCTTTTGTACTCGCTACTTGAGTTCCTAGTACCAACTTATCTGATATTACTTTAGCAAACGTTTCATCACCACCAAGTCTA